CTCCTGTAGGTATGGTAAGATTTGACGTTATATATATCTTACCCATTAAACGTAGGGGCAAATTGTGCCTAGCAGACGAGCGCAATGCCACAACCATAGGCCCACTCTGGCTCACTAATGCATCATATACTACACCAAACCACCGAGGATTCATATAGCCATCGGTAATTCTACGCCATACCATAGACCCAGACGTATTAGTTAGAATAACACCATCATCATCAATTTCAGTAGATCCAGGCACAAGTTCAAACAAGCCCTCACCGCCATCACCTGCGGTTTCTCGTCCAGTACAGTAAGCTACAGTAACATTTCCTGCCAATGCTCTGATATCATTGTAAGTTCCAACAAACGTATAGCCTACACTAGAACTAGGATCTTCACCACCACCAGAACCTAAACCGTCAACAGGAGGAACTATCTGACCTCCGCGATAGTCAGATACACGTATACGATAAAGACCTAAACCGTAGATTGCACCAGGCCAGCCAGATGCGTCACAGATAACGGGATTAGTGCGGGGTATGGTGCATGCAAGATCACTGTAAACTGCCTTCCCGATATCATTTCCAGATTCGGAGAAGAACAACTGAGCACCCGATGCTAGCTTACCATCATTTGTGCATTCACGTAGGATAACTGGAGTTAATAGAGTACCGGCCATACAAATATATAGCACATGTAAAAACCTGTTGACATGGGCGCATTTTTGTGTTAACTTCTATCCATAGCCAATAACACGAAAGGATTGAGGATGTCTATCATAGCAGCACTTATAGTTCTTATAGTAATTATTTGTGGTATATTTCCACTACTCGGCGTAACGGGTTATATTTGTTTTTTTATGTGTGGTGGTTTGATATACAATGTGTGCATAAAAGCGTATAAACTTTACCACAAGTTTGTTCCCGGCAAAAAATAATCACCTTGCTGCTTGGTTTTGCTTCCTAATTAGTGCAGGTGCTGATCCTATCAAGTCACCAACACCAAAACCACCCAAACCAGAAATGAGTGATAGTGGCTTGCTACCATAATCAACACTTGATTTTATTACGGATGGAATTGCAAAATTATTGGTTAAAGAACTTACTAGAGGACCCGCAATTCTTGGGTGTAGTTCGCCCATAATCTGGGCTGTCTTTTGAACTTTATTAGGTAGCCCACTAAGAAAGTTCATACCTTTAGGAGAATCCGGTAACTCTATACCCTTATTGATGCCCTTATAAAAATCAACGGCCTCTTTATCCGATGGCATGGCCGTTAAGCCAAAACCTTTATAAGCTTCTGGATTAGAACGAACCATATACGACTTTATTGCATCTAGTTTTGTTCGTTGGGCATTAGAAAGAGCATATGCTAGAGCTTCGTCTGTATTGCTCAAAGTCCAATCATCTATGGATGCTGTTGGTTCGCTAAAAACGGGAGCAGTGTTGTATTTGACAGCATTAGATATGCCAGGATTGAACTCCTGATTTATATCACTTAAAGCACTTCTGTTTTTCGCATATTGCGCTTGTGCCGCATCCTTAGCTTCGTTATATGCTGCTTTTCTGGTACCAGGACCACCAAAAAAAGATCCCAAATCACGCATTAAAGCAGATGTTAGGCCCGAACCTAGACCAGCACCAAGAGCTGACCCACCAACAGACAAGGCATTCTCAGATAGCGGTTCTGTTTTCCACTCATTGGGCTCATCTGTCAGAGGATTGGCTTTGTTTATAGCTTCACCGGCACCAAAAGCTGCTGCGTTTATCAAGCCAGCAGTTAATGGGGATGCTTCTGGAAATAGAGCTGTAGCGCCAATGGCTGCAACAGTGCCTGGATTTTTCTTTGCTAAGTCTACTACAGGACCGGCATAATCTCTATCTAAACGATTGAGATAGTCCTTTGTTGGCTGTACAAAAGTTTCATCTAGTGCTGTAGGTACGCTTGCCTCTAGCTCTGTCTGTCCATTATCAGTTCCTGATGTTGGCAAGGTGTCATTGGCTTGTAGTCCAGAATTGCTAGATCTAACGTCACCACTAGGTTGTTGTGCGTTACCATAAGTATTATAGAAAGTTGCAGAATCAGATACAGAAGCACCAGCTAAAGCGTTTCTAACTTTTTCTGCAAAAGCTGGATCTTGCATTCCACTAGCTAAAGCGTTTCTAACTTTTTCTGCAAAAGCTGGATCTTGCATTTTTTGGGGAAATGTAGATCTATTAACTGTAGCCCCTAGAGACTCCAGGCCATTGGCTATATCATCAAGTGTTGCCATTAGAAGCTAGACCCCGATAATGGTCCTGTCTTCTTTTTAGGGATAAAAGCTCCGGGACCTGTCTTCTTGCCAGAAGATGGTCCACCTACGCCACCCTTATATTCAGGAAAATAAGAGTCAAACTCAGCACCCTTGCCATATGCGGACCATTTGTTCCTGATAAAGTCGCTAGTACCCTTTACAAGATATTTAGCACCATCAATGCTATTTATGCCTAATGCTGATTGGTATGCTTGTACCATCCCCGTAGCAGCAGCATTAGCGGCAGCAGCACTTAAGCCTCCCTGTGCTAATCCATTTGCCGCACTCTTTACAACATCACCAATATTAGCACCATTCTGTACCTGCTGACCAACAGCATCAACCATGCCCTCACCAACAGGTAAATTCATGCCTTTAATTATTGACTTACCAAGCATCAACTTAAACGCTCCCCACTCTGCAGAATTAGGGGATGGCGGGCTTTGCATCAAGCTTATGATTTCTTTATCAGCGCCAGAAGCATCAGTTAAATTCTGTTTCTCTGATGGTGATGGTAGATATCCTTTAATAGCAGGATGTGAGACCTGACTGAATTCCTTTTCTTGGTTGGCTTTAGCCATAGAATATTGATCTCTACCAAGGATTTCAGATAATGCTGTAGTGTTGCCATCAGCTAAAGCTTTAGCAGCCGCAGTTTTAGCGGCTATAACCTTAGCTCCATATGCCTGTACTTCTTGTGTGTATCCAAGAACATCAAGTCTGCCGTCTTTCATTTGGGGAGTAGGCACAGGGACACCATGTGCTGCCTGTTCCAGTATCTCATTAACACCTTGTTGATCTTGAGACTTACCCATCTTAGCTAAAGTAGCATCAACACCCTGCTTTAGATTTAGATTTCCTGTTTTTACTACGTTAGCATAATTGAATATTTTTGCATTGTCGTCACTAGCACCAGAAGTACCAGCATTGGGCACTGTTGGAGATCCAGATCCAGAATCTGCAAGGCGCTCTAAAATGCTGCGTTTATCTTGGGTTGCAGTATATGACATACTATTGTCTTGAGGTGGAGGCGCAGTAAATGTACCCCCACTATTGGCTTCTGGGTTGGATGCATTAACAACAACCTGAGGTGTTGTATCCCCTACATCACTTTTGAATTGTAATTGTGTACCTACTGGAACAACACCAGCATTAGGATTGTTTTGCAGATATTTACGATAAGCGGCTGCTGTTTTAGGACCCCATGTACCATCAACATCTTTTCCCGTGAGACCTATTTCTTTCTGAATAGAAGCTACTGCTGGAGACCCTTTGCCCCAAGCTGTAGCTCTTTTTGTCATTTGTTCCGTCTTAGTGTCTAACAAAGATGCTGCATCATCACCCGAAGTCATAGCTTTAGATCCAGTTACAGGCTTTGGCGCGAATGCACCAGCACTAGTGGATGTAGCAGAAGGAGCAGCAGTTGGTTGGTTTGGAGTGAATGCAGCAGCACCAGCAGGACGCTGAACACTTCCTTTAATTGGAACTATGCCATTTTGACCTGGAACTCCATAATAAGTATCACTATAATGAGGTTCACCTTTTACATAAGGCGCTGGATTGGTTTGACTACCGACCGCGCCATTACCAGTTCCTTGATCTCCAGTAGTTGGAACATTTGGATTAGCTGTTTGGTCTTGTAAGAATTGTAATTTACTACCAGCTTGCACAACTCCTGCATTTGGATTATTTGCCAAGTATGCTTTATAAGCTGCGGCTGTTTTTGGCCCCCATGTTCCATCTACATCAGATCCTGTTAATCCAATTTGCTTTTGAATAGCTGCTGTAGTTGGAGATCCTTTACCCCATGCAGAAGCTCTCGCACCCATTGCATTTGTTTGAGTGTCTAAATCAGTTGGTTGAGGAACTGCTCCATTCTGTGCTCTTGCTGCGGCTCTAGCTCTTACTTCATCTGATGTGTCAGGAGAAGCATCTAAATTTAATGTGCTATTACCTTGAGGGGCTCCGGCACCTTGTTCATTATTATATTGAATAGACTGACCAGCAGGTATCTGTTCACCATCAATAGAATTCATTCCACCTGCCCCTGGCTGTCCGGGGAGCTTGCTTTGATCCCTAAGAGCATTAGGATTAAGGTTAAGGGTCTTCAAGAGCATATTTGTTGTGCTCTGATTAGTAGCAGTATTATATGTGTCGTTCTGGTTTGCTAGCCATGCCTTTACCGCATCCGGCCCAACACCATGAGACGCTGCCGCATGTATAAAGCCAAACTGGTCCAGAGAACCATCATCATTTGTATGGGCAGACTGCAAATTTCTCAGTAATTGCTTATTTGCCCAGTCAATCTCATCGCGTGAACCCTGCTGAGCTGTGTTTAATGCTTGTGCGGATTGAAGAGGGTTCATACCGCCGGTAACATCTGCGAAAGCAGTCATCTATTAACCCCCCATCCCATACAGGCTATCTAATGCAGAACCTGCTGAGGATTGACTATTTGCAATGTTGCCAAATGTGTTGTTGATACCCGAGTTGAAGTTCTTAGCCTTGGACGCATTAGTATTCCACGCCGTCTCAGCTTGTCCCTGATAATCTGTGTTGATACCAGAGTTGTAACCTTGCTGAAGTTGCTGGTTAGAATTAGTTGCAGACAAGCCCATATTAGCCAGATTACCGTAGTTTTGGATCTGCTGCTGCTGGTAATCGTTGTTGTTAGTGTAATTCTGCTGCTGCTGATTAAACGTCTGGTTGTTGCCTTGAAGCATCTGATTATAGGCGTTGTTATAATTAGTCATAGCAAGATTGGCTGTGTTCGCGGATAGTGCCTTGGCTAGACCACCACCAGTTCCACCAGAAGCAATAGCATTAGCTTCCATTGCTTTATTGCTTTGATCTGTCGTATAAGCAGCCGAAGGATTTAGGTAATTGTTAACAGCATTGCTTGCAGAGTTGTCTGTAACGGTTGGTGTTGCTGCTTGCTGACGATTAACTATACCTGACGTGAACCCGTTTAATCCTGTTTCACCGCCAGAGGTATAAGGTGAGTAAGCAGTGTTAGCTACTTGCTGTCCTTGCTGCAGGGTGTTTATACCCTTGTTAGAAAGATTTTGATAATCTTTGTTTGCGGTGTTTAGGGAGTCGTTAGCTTGCTGCATGCCGATATAGTTACCGAGTGCAGAAGTTAGTGCTCCTGATGATTCTCCGAGTGATCCAAATAATCCAGCCATATTATTATATAGTTAATTCTTGATTGTGTATGTCAGGTATACAACACGACGACCTGACGGTATAGTTACTTCTTTTGTTCCAGCTAGATACTCTGTGTTTTCATATATAAAAGGCAGAGCAGACTCAAAGGGCAGATCTAGACTAAATGCTGCTGGTGATGCAGATCCCAAATCATGCGATATACAGCATAACGACCCATTTAACACATGAGTAAGCGTCTTGCTCCAACTACTTCCATTGTATAGATAACTGTCTGTACCAATTGTACAAGTATTACCAGCAACAGAACTCGGTGGATATGCTGTTACAATGCCCAAATACTTTGATGTACCTGTAACAGGAGATTTGTTCTGTGGTGTACTAGATCTTGTAGCAATATCACCAAGATTCTTGAGATACTTTGTCCAAGGAAGAGACATCATACCATTGTCTAGTAATGGTGTGTTTACTGGGATGGGACTAGCAATTACTTTTTGATCAGTAGACATGTTAGAACCTGCAGGGTAAAGACTCTACGATTATACCTATAAGAATAACTTGCACAGGAGCTGTTACGGATATTCGCCAAACCCTATTTCTTCCTATTCCGGATGTAAATACACGGCTACGTTTGAAATATTCTCCCATTCGTCCCATAGGAGCATCTGTCTCACTTGACCAAGATTCTCCAGAATCATCAGACCATGCAATCCAGCATTTAGGTTCCATAGCATTATCGTATACTGTGTCTTTAGCTAAACCTACACCCTGTTGAAAAATGGGTTGAACAGCATTATAACGGACAAGAGTACCATTGTTAAAGCTGATGGGGCTTGTTTTGATACACTTTATGTAATTAGTCAACTCGTTGTCTGGATTGTCGTTAAGATAGTATGTTGGATCAAACTCAAACACTGTGCTGTGTGTGCTATGACCAACGATAAGCTTATCAAAGTTATGCGTTGCATACAATGCTTTATGTGCTTCAACAAGTCCGGTTGCCTGATTAAGGTATGTTCGCTCATGCCACGAATCTGTGACTGTGTCGTAAACAAAAGTACGTCCTCCTTTTGGGAATTGAAGAACATAGAATGTGTGGCCAGCCTGAGAATAAGCATAACCAATTGCGTCTGAATATGTAGACATCTCTTCAATGATCTGCTCTAGGCCACGCTTACTTATACGCTGTGGCTGCATCCCATTGTTAGTAAACACGCCAACAATGCCCGTTCTATCTGACCCCAACCAATATACATTATTTGCAATGTTAACAATAGAACGAGGCGAACTGCATCCTATCTGCATTATGGCACCATCATATCGTGCGTATAGCTGTCCATTATAATTACCAGTATCGTAAGCAACTTCACACGTATTCAATCCAAACAGCCAGACGTAGTTCTGAGCACAACATAAACCAACAATATTATCTGCTTGAGCAAACTTACGACCTGACTGGATTGGATTCCAATAGCCATCAATTACTGCTGGATCATAGTCTTTTGATGTGTTGTCTGCATTATAGGCATAATAAGGATTAGAGTAGTAATATTCATTTGTATTTGGTACATTGATAATAAACCTTGTATCATTATAAGCTACATGTGTCGGTGCTAGAGTACCTTCAGCATTTCCTGGAAAATACTCATCTCTAATCTGTGTGAATGTAATTGTAGTATAATCAAATATGTATCCAGCAGAACCATCAACAAGCATTAATTGCTTACCATTCTCAGCCATCTGTACTTGTTCTGTAGATGTAATGAGCGTACCAAGTTCTGTTTTAGAACCATTCATATCTATTTCATAGAACTTGTTACCAAACACACCATACGTCGATCCTGCTGCTGATGTGTATAATCCACGACAAGCTCCTTTATTTATTGCATCCGTTGTGCCGAACTTACGCATGCCCGGTATCTTGAGCAAATAATACTGAGCTTTAGAGTTCTCAGACTGAGCAACTTCAAGATATAAATTTTGACATACTTCAATGCCAAGAGAGTAGAATGGTGAAGCATATGGCTTTGAACCTAGAGGTATAGTAGTAGCTGTAATATTAGCCATCTATTATACCCCACCAAAGAAGTTAAATGGGCTACCACCTGAGAAATCATTTCGCGTTCTATGCATTCCGTTCATCAAGCCCCGTGCCTTGATATGCTTGCTGCACCCACTAAGTTGTATGATTAATCCTTGAGGAACATCCTGACCATACATACCAAGCAATCTAGTAGCTAGCTCAAGATATAGCATTTGGAAGTATTCAGGGGGATCAATATATGGGTCTGTTACATTTTCATAATCTGTGAAGTACCTACGACCCTGTACGCGCACAGCCCATCCCTGAGATAGTCCTGGATAAAAATAAACATTTTGCAGAGGATATTCAGAATCCAGATAAGCGCTATCTGGAATAGCAAACACATTCTGTACTATTTTAGATCTGTACTCTTCATAGGTTTTTAACGTCAATAAAAAGTTATTATTACCGTTTGCCAAGCTATTCATCAGTATGATCTGATCTATAGAACTTGGTCTTATTGGTATATCACCAGCAATAGGGTTTAATGGATCTGTATTGTCAGTACCCAATGTAATAAATTGCTTGTTTGTAGTTGCTGAGTATGTCTGATCAAACTTAAGATTAGCTCTATTGTTGATAGAATACTCTGCTCGTATAGCATTAAGCAGCATCAGTGCTTCTCCTGCTTGGTTGGGTGGTATGCTATCATTAAAATATGCAACACCGGCTGCCCTAAGTGCCGAGAATAACAGGTCGTATACAGTGAGAGTACTTAGCATATCAATATATAGGTAGAAATGAAAAAGCCCCACATTTCTGTGAGGCTCAGTTTTATGTTACAGTAAGATTTTCTGCTTAGTTGTGACGAATACGGATAATCCACTCAGGACGTAAAGTCTTAAATCCTAAGAAACTATCAAGACGCGAGACAAATCCTACCGTGCCCGAAGCTCCTACCATGTCATACCCACGAAGGAAACGAACGCGTAGCTGATTCTCATCAATCTCTTCGGCCATGTCAAACGAACTCTTCTTCGGCATCTCAAACTTGGGAGATACAGCAGCAATAGCGGCGCGATGGAATACCAAGGATTCCTGGCCACTTGCAGCAGTAGCATCAATGAGAGTAAGAGTTGTGCTTGCAATAGGTGCAGAAATATTCTGATCGGGACCAGAAACAATAGGAGCAGGAGAGACGGTTACAGTAGTTGCGCCAATAGCAGCAGCAGTAACAACCGTGAATTGCTTGTAGTTTGCAGTTACAGCCTTGGTAAGTGGGTTGACGTGATAGACAGTGGAAACAAACACGTCACCAGCATTAACCGCACCTGTGAGAGCAGTAACTGTAAGAGTTCCCGTCTCAGCCCAAGCAGACAAGCTGTTACTAGCTGCAGAAGTTACAGCTAACGTAGCCTGAGCACCGTTGACGTGAGTAGCCATAGACTGAGAAACGTTGAACTCAATGCCAGAAAAGTCTCCAATGTATCCCTTTGTGTAGATACGAGAGATTGATTCCTGGGCATTAAACAGCGTTAACTGAGCGTTAGCAAGCTGACGGTTAGCACGCGGTGACAAAACACCAACAATATCACCATCGTCCGGGCAGCCAGAGTCAAGAAGGACCTGGAATGCATTAAGAATAGTATCGGAAGTCAATGCTGTAGCATACGAACCAACAACCCAACCAGCACTATTTGGAGTAGCAGTAGTAACTCCACCATCAACAGATGAACCTGCATAGCAGTTAACACAGGCACTAGCAATATCTGTATCAAATGTAGCCGCAAGCACTGCCACGGCCTGCTTTACATAGCGCGAAGAGAAGTCTTCAATCTTCAGGGCAAGATCAGCATCAGAGAAAGTAAACGGAACAGTGTACGAGTTAGAAACAGTCAACTGCGAATACTTTTCAGTTACTGCCTGAGCACTGAATGCTAGGTTGTTGCGATTTACTGAAAACAGGACAGGAATACGAACACGGTGCTGAGCACCAATCTTATTCTCTGAAGTAGCAAACTTATCGTTATACTGCCAGTCAACCTTGCGAGCAACGATCAAGCTGTTCTCAAACTGCATCAGTAATTCCTTACTGATGATGGTAGAGCTAAGTACTGTATTAGCCATTATTGTATCTCACTTTTCTGCCTATTAGGCGGTTATGTTTGCCCTGCACATTTTTTACTTCTCATCTATGCAGGGCTTGCATTGTGAGAATTACAACTAAGGTATTTTAACGAGTTCTTAGCCCCTCTAATAATTTATATAGTCTACCTACCAGTACGCCATTTTCTATATTCTGCTGGACTCATATCTTCAACTCTCTTTGTTGGTGCCCTAGTACCCTTTACTGTTGGTGTTACAGGCTTTGTACTCTGCGTGAATGTTGGTTTACTATCAGATTCTTCTGATTCGGATGTATCGTTAGATACGGGGGTACGTGAGAACTTTGCACTCCACTTTGCCATTGCCCTAATTGCGCCAATCTCATCATTAGATGATAGCATTTGCATAATGTCAGCACCATCTGTACACAAGTGCTTAATAAGATCTGGACCATTCTCGTCAGTAACAATCGCATACCGTACCTGAGGGGAGAGTTTTGTAGCATACTGTTTAGTAAACCAATCAGTAGCCTCCTTAACTTCTGGATCAGCCTTGATAGACTCTTCTAGGCGCACTTCAAATTTAGATGCTAGGTCTTTTTCTACCTGAGCAGCAGCACGCTGATATTCTTGCTGTCTCTGTCTTGCTTCAAAAGCCTTAAATGTTTCCTGCTGGAGATACGCCTCACGAGCCTTGAGCCAAGCATAATTATCAACCTCACCATCAGCGGTCTTGAATTGTTCAGGTTTAATGTCATCAATATTTGTGATCTCTGGCATTTTAGGGCCATTGACCTTAGCTTCTAATTCAGAATACTTCTGCTGCATCTCATTATAGCGTGCTTCAGTTTCTCTGAACTTGTTGTTAACTTCCTGAAACCTATGATACGGAATTGGATCAGGTTCCTTTTTATTCCAAGGACGCTCTGGTTTGGTTTCTTCTGGTGTTGGTGTAGCTTCAGAGTTGTTGGTAGTTTCAACTACTTCAACTGGATTAGATTCTACTTCAACTTCTACTGGTTCTGTAATGGGTGTTTCTGTGTCCATACTTTTATATAGTAGTACAGGCATGTACAACAACACAATAATAAAAAAGAGAGCTTGTTAGGCTCTCTAAATTATTACTGTTGGTTTGGTTTCACGACTAGCATATTCAATTCAGTCTTATGGATGTCGTGTCTATGATCCATTTCTTGCTGGAATATCTTAGTCTGATTCTCAATATGACGATTAACTATGTCATGCTCCATCTTTGTAGTTTCCAAAGCTTTATCTTCCTTGGAGTCTGCTTGACGTAGAGATAAGTCATATTGATACTTTGCTTGCATAGCTTCCATCTGCATCTGATGCTTAGCCTGTTCTGCCTGCAAGTGAGTTGCCTGCTCTTGTTTGAGAGCCTGATTCTCTGCTTGCATTTGTTGCATTTTCTGTTGCATCTGCTGCATCTGATTCTGTGTGGCAGCTAGCTGTTGTGGTGCTTGATCAGCATTGCTTGGATTAGATGCAGCAAGTACCTGTGGTGGTATTGCAGCTCTTAAGCGCATAGCCAACTCATCAGCACCTGTGAAGTTCAGGTTCTTTACAATCAGATCACCAGCAAGTTGCATCATGGCGGGGTATTTTGTGACCAAGTCAGATAGACGATCGGCTGTCTCGGATCTCTGTGACTCGTAGGTAGGTCCTGTACTTAGACGGATGCTATACTTACCTGATGTAAGATCGTGTTTAACCCATTGACCATTTTCAACGTATGCTTGGTTGATCTTAGCCGCAGTAATCTGACCATCTTCACCCATGATCTGAGCTATCTTAGGCTCGTCATAATAATGTGGTATAGCATCTACTAAGATCTTGCCCAACATCAAGATCCCATCTTTGAGCGAATCATAATAGTTATAGATACCAATGTTTCCCTCTGAAATTTGCAGATTTATAGCCTTACCAGACTGTGTTTGAGGGATGTCCTGTAATGGGTCTCTAATACCAATAGCCGATCTTAGATCTGTATCAGCATCCTGCGCTGCTTGGATAAGTGCTGTTGGTGGTACCTGTGGTTGTATTGGTACAGGAGCACCAGAGCCAGAGTCTTCGTATGGCAGATAATTATATTGCTGTATGTTGTTTGAATCCCAAACCTTTTGGTATGGTCCCATCTGCTTATCAGATATCAACCACTGCTGCTTT